TAAAACTTCATAAAAAACCGCCCGTCGGAGAACAACGATGGCGGTTTTTTAGTATCTTTGCGGCAAGTGGATAGGCGGGAGTAGCTACCCGTCGACAAGGGTAAGCAAACAGCCCTTCCACTTTTCAAAATCTGTTTGCATGACTTTTTAACTGTTTGCATTATGTTACACAAAATCGTTTATGACGTGATTTTCAATCCGTCGAAGAAATGGAGCCGTACTGGTGACGGCATGATTATGATTCGCGCCTCGCAGGGCCGCAAGTCTGTTGACATCCCTACGAACATCTTCTGCCAGTCCAGTCAGTTCTCCGACGGCTACATCAACTCACTGCACCCTCAGTTTAACGGGCTCAATGCCATGATCAACCAGATACTGCTCGACATCCAGGCCACGGAGATAGAGGCCTTCCGGCGCGACATCAACATGACCGTGCAGCGGATCTACTCGATGTATGTCGAAGCCCTGAGTACCACCGTCCCGCTGACCGAGTTTGCCGAGAACATCCTCAAATACTCTTCCAACCGAAAGGAGGTGACGAAACGCTCATACCGCGACGTGGTGAGAAACGTCAATGAGTTCTCGCCAGGTGTGGCCCTCGAAGACATGGATATTCAGTGGATCAAGAAATCCGAGCGGTGGATGTATGACCGAGGCATGAGTGACTCGACGGTATGGGGGCGCATGAAGGTGATACGCGCCTTCTTCAACGAAGCCATCAAGCGCGACCTGCTGAAGCCTTGGCAGACACCCTTCCGCATCTACGAGATTCCCGAACTGCGCTACCGCACCGACGTGCTCCGATTCTCTGAGATGGAAGACCTGCTGCACTATCGGTTTGACGACAGAAAACTGGCCAAGGCGCGTGACTTCTTCCTGCTGTCGTGTTATACAGGTCTGCGCTACGGCGATATGGTCAGACTGACCGCAGGCCACATCCGGCAGGTGGGCGATGAGACATGGTTGACGATGCAGACCTCGAAGACGGGCAAACTGGTGCAGATACCGATCACCATCATCTTCTACGGACGGGCGATGGAGATATTGAAGAAATACAAGCGGGTGGAAGACCTGGTTGGGCCGTTCAAGTGTAACACGACCATCAACCGCGCCATCCACGACATGTTCGCCATCTGCAAGATAGGCGGCTCACAGCGCATCACCGTCCACACCGCCCGCCGCTCGTGCATCACGGGATTTGCCGACTTCGGCGTGAACGTCTATGTCATCCAGAAAGTTGTAGGCCACGCCCGCATCACCACCACTCAGAAATACATACAACTATCCACTGCCACCATCGAGGCCGACCTGCGCAAGGCATTCCCGAAGGACAGACCAATCATCATCCCCGAGGCTGTGCCCCTGCCGCCTGAGATAGAGTTTGCAGAGGCAGAAGAAATCAACTAACCATCAATCAATACTATCAGAAGCGGGAGCATTCCGAAATGGAGTGCTCCCGCTTTTTTTGTGCTTTTTTCGCTCGGTAAACCCGAGCCGCTATTTCGCACGAATAGCAAAGCAATAATCAATTTACAGACGATATGGCAACAGTAAAAGGTCAGAATCTCAGGATTTTCCTCGGCAATGCAGAGACCACTCCCATTGCCGCAGCCTTGCAGTGCGTGCTGCAAGTACAGATGAACGTGCAGGACAGAAGCACGAAAGACGACGAAGGGGCATGGGCCAACAACCAGGTTGCAAGCCTTTCGTGGAATGTGAGGGTGACCGGAGCCGTGACGCTCGACCCTGACCGCAATGACCCGGCAAGTCTTATGAGTCGCATTGGGCAGATGGTGTATGTCAGAATGGCACTTGCCAGCGGCGAACAGAACAGCACGATGGGTGCGATGCTCGTCTGCGGCTATGCCATCCTGAACGACGTGCAGATAACCGCTCAAAACCGTCAGCGCGGCACCTATGATGTGACCCTCACGGGTTGCAAGAATCTCATCAACGAGATACGCCGCTTGCGCTCGTCAGAAGGTCACTACCTGAAGACCGCCGACGGACATATCCTTGCAGCACCTCACGAAGCATAAACACTATGAGACAAAAGACAGTAGCAATTATTCATTTCAATACGCCCGAACTGACGGAGGCTGGTATCAAGAGTCTGCGCAAGCATGGCGGTGAGGATTACAGGGTGGTAGTGTTCGATAACTCCGCCACGCTGACGTTGCCGGATGGCAAAGTAATTCAGGCACGACCATTCACAATAAAGATGGATGGCGTGGAGGTAATTGACAACACGCGGGGACAGGTCATTGACTTCGACAAGTTCTTGGCTGAGTACCCCGACCGCAACCCCAGCGTCGGCATCTATCAGTCGTCGGTGTGGGGCAGTGCAAAGCACATCGTGACGGTGCAAAAACTTTGGGAACTGTTGCCAGAAGGATTCGTGCTGATGGAGAGCGACATCTTGCTAAAGAAACCCATCGACGAGTTCTTCCGTGAGGAATACAGCTTTGTCGGCTTCGTACAGAAGCACCAGAAGGGCAATCCCTTCGACGTGCCGCGCATCATGCCGATGCTGTGCTGGATGAACGTGCCGATGCTGACAAGAGAGGGTGCAAGATACTTTGACCCTGACCGCTGTTGGGGGCTGAAAGCCGACCGCAACGACCGTGGAAACTGGATGGATACAGGTGCGTGTCTGCTCGATGAGGTGCTGAAGAAACGCCCGCGGCTGAAAGGCTTGCATGTGGATATTCGGCTTTTCGTGGAGCACTACGGAGGTGGCTCGTGGAAGCAGGATAACCTGAACGCTCAGATGGCGTGGATTAACAGCCACCGTCACCTATGGGCCGTGAACGATACCGACAAGATAGAGGTGCAGAAAACCATCCAGCTTGAAGATCCAAAGGACGTAGCCATTTGCGCCATCGTTCGATGTGAGAATAAGTATCTGCGTGAGTGGGTGGCTCATCACTTGAGCCTTGGTGTGAAAAAAATCTTTATCTGCGACAATTCTTATGGCGACGAGGAACAGCCGACAGCAGTACTTGGCGACTACATCGGGAAAGGACATGTTGAAGTGCTCGACTACCGCAACCAGGGTGGCTCATTCAACGTGCAGGATAAGGCATACAACGAGGTATATCGTGAGCGTGGTGGTTCCTATGCTTGGATGGGATTCCTTGACATAGACGAGATGATTGACGGCTGCGACGACATTACGGAATTTTTGGATGACAAGCAGGATGCAGACGTGGTGGTACTGTCGTGGCGAATGATGACTGATTCAGGACTGACGCATTATGAAGACCGTCCCGTAATGGATCGCTTCACGGAGCCATTCATCGGCAACCGCTATCCCGACGGAAAGGAGTTTGTGAAGTGCTTTGTGCGTCGCGGAGTCCTTTTCATGGAGTTTGAGACGCAGCCGCATTGCCCTGTCAATCCTAAATGTTTGCGTGTGGTGAATGCGAAGGGTGAGCGTGTGGAGCAATATCCCACCATGCAGCCGCTCTATGAGGTGGCGTGGGTGAACCATTATCACACCAAGACTGCCGAGGAATTCCTGGAGAAGATACAACGGGGATTCCCTAATGGCAACCAGTACACCGACGACTACCGCAAGAAAGCCGTTGACTATTTCTTTGCCATCAACGAGCGGACACCTGAGAAAGAAGCCATCCTTGGTGTGAAGAAAAAGGTTGGTAAACCCAAAACCACAAAACGCACGAATAGTAAAAAGGAATAAGATATGAGTTTTTTCAGTAATCTATTCAGAATGGCTACGCCCGAGAATGCGCTGATGTTGCGCGAGGCACCACAGACCCCTGGAGTGCCCAGCAGCACCATGCCACCCGAACCGCAGAAGCCGACAGGTGCCGACTACATGGAGCGCATCGCCTACACGCGGTCGCCGCAGCAGGCTTTGCTCGTGGCGGTGGTATATCAGGCGGTGCGCCTGCGCTCGGATGTCATGTCGGTGATGCCGGTGCAATACCAGAAGAAGGACTTCGAGGGCGGCAACTTCGTACAGGATATGCGCGGACTGGGCAAGCGCATCAACTACCTGTTGCAAGAAGAGCCAAACCCCATCATGACCGCTGCCGACATGTGGCGGCTGGTGGAGATCAACCGCCTGCTCTACGGAAATGCCTTCGTCTATATCGAGCGTGACGAGTTCGATTTCCCCGAACACCTGTGGCTCGTGAAGCAGTGCGGCTACAACATCGACAATGCCACCTATGCCAGTATCGTGTATCTGACTGACAAAGGCTACGTGACAAAGCCCAACGTGCCAGCCTCCGAGGTGATGCACTTCCCCAACACCTTCCGCTATCCCAACG